AAGACGCGGGTTAATGTCCTTGCCCCGTCTGGGTAATGGCGCGGAGCCAAGAACACCAAAGCGTGGTAGGATTTGTCGCTATAATTTGAGCGGTTACCACCATCTACCAAGTATGTCGCGGTTTGGCCTTGTTTGGCTTTTTGTTTCACCGTCATCTTGATATTGCGCGAAAGTTCTCCCGTGCGTTGATGGCGTCGGGCATAAAGTCGAAGATCATCCATTACGCCTTGCGCTACATCTCGCACCGCATCATCTGCGATGGCTCGCACGTTGTCCGCGATGGCTTCCATGTTGTCATTACTCATCAGGCACACTCCCCGGGCCAATTAACGTTACCGAGCCCGTAAAAATATTATATCCGCTGTCCTCATCGTACTCTACAAAATTGACTCCGTTTTCCAATTGCTCTAAAATGGCCTTGTTGGTAAAAGCTGGGCGAGTTTGTAAGAAAATGAGATCATATGTGGATGATGCAATTATGGGGACGCCGTCCGAGTATACAGGCTGTGAGCCTCGGTGGGTAATAAAAAGCGTGGGTCTGGTGATCATGTCTTTGGTGGTCCCAAGCACGACATCCCAATCAGGCAACTCTTCCGCGAGCCAGTGGTAAAATTCGTAATATGTGCGATACATCATTAGCGTTTCCCCCTTGCTGAAGTTCCTTCTATATAATACGACGTGCCAGTGTTATCCTGCGTGAAATCAGTCACGCTGTATTTAATACCTTGGTGGATAAAATACGGCGTGTTGTCCTGATTGTACCCCGGGCCGTAAAGTTGGACTTTAAAGCGCATTGCTCGTCCAGCTCCTCGCTCGTTATATTTGTCGCGCTGTTCGCGTGTGACCTTTTGTTTCACAATCGGCACATCTAACCGGGTTTCGGTTTCGATGTATTCCCCGTTTTTGTTTTTGTGTTGTGAAATCGTAATGAGTGTTACTTGGTCATACATATCAGGCACCCCCGTAAGTCAACTGGTTGATAAGCTGGCGTAGTCGCTCGGTTTCACTTTGTCGAAACGTTGGGGCCGCATCCTGCAACATGCCAAGCCGTACATACGTATTAACGTACGCCGAAACAAGGGGCCTTTTTGCGCCAGTGATACCAGCCACGGTGAGAGAGGCGAGGGCTGATTCAATCAAGCCCAACACCTCCTCGTCATAGACTGTGACACCATCGGGCATTCTCAGGTAGGTCTTAGCGTCCTTTAAAAATTCGTTTGGTGTCATATTTTTACCTCACTTTTTAGCGTTCAGTATCGATTACCGAAATACCCCCAAATGCTACCGGGCGACCAGTTGCTGGGGTTTCGACTAGGATGTCGTTTTCATTGCGTAGCAATTGGAATTGCTCAATTCGTGCCAATGGTTGGTGGTCGATATGATAAGCACCTTCAACCATCACCGTTGGTTTGATTGCTTTTGTGCCTTGGTAGATGACGATTCCATCGAGGCCAAAGGTATCTTGGATCGCCTGGTTCGTCGCGAAGAATGTTGTGTTAGTCCATTTAGCACGCACAGCTGCGATGATGTCGCGTTTTTGTTGTTTTGTTACAATCAGATACTTACGTCCTGGTGCGTCGATTGAGTCAACCGCTTCTTCTACTGCGGCCACAATGTCTTTTTTACCGGCTACGTGCGCGACTTTGTTTGTGTCAGTTTCATTCAAAATCGAAATGAAGCCATTTTCAGCAGTAGATGATCCAGTTTCGCCATCAGTAGCGCTACCTTCAACCAGTGCCAAATCGACGATTTTATCGATAACCCTTTGTGCCAATTCAGCGACGATGGTGTTGTATAGTTCGCCGTAGTTGTCGATGGTGCGTTTGTCGATTTCGTTGATGCTTTGCACCTTGTAAATCATTTTCGGTTTGATCGCGCTCACTTTAAGGCTTGCGGCTTGTTTTACCTTGTCGGTTCCTGGAATGTGGACCTGTGCCTCGTCGCTTGATGTCAATTCACGAGTGACCAAGAGCGCGCCCAAGTTTGAGATTTTAAACAATGGATAAACAGGGTTACTACGTGTGAGCACTGTTTCCAATTGGAGTTCCAATTTGCGCGGAAGGTAGTTATCCTTATCAGTTACTGTGATTCCGTTTTGGGCCAATTTTTCACCCCAAGCTTTTCGAAATTCGGCGTCAGATGCTGAATTGAGGTGAAGGACCGCAAAATCCTCCATTGCTTTTTCAGTTTCTAGGTATGGTTTATTTACTGTTTTGTCCATGTTGTCCTCCGTTTGGATTAGTTGATTACGTTGTGATTTTAGCTCTTTGATTTCATCGCTGATTTGGTTGAGTGCCTCAACATCCGTCGCGACTTTGGCTGATTCCGCCAACTCTTCGAGCTTGTTATCGATGGATTCGATTTGATCGATTATTTTCATCGTGTTTCCCTCCATATTTTCTTCTTATTATTATAGCACTTTTATCTGACCCCGTCAGATAAAAAGTGCGCTACGAAGCACATTTAGCCGGATTTTTTCCATTTCGTCTTGTGCTTCGTCGGTTTCGGTTTCATCCGTTGTAACCGTCGGGGTTACATCAGCCGGAGCCTCTCCGTTTTCGGTCTCGCCGGTTTCGGTTTCGTCCGTTGTAACCGTAGGGGTTACATCAGCGGGAACCTCTCCGGCTTCGGCTTCGTCCGTTGTAACCTTTCCGGTTACATCAGCTGGAACCACTTCCGGGTTTTCCCCGTTCGTTGTGACCGTCGGGGTTACATCAGCTGAGCCCTCTTTGTTTTCGGATACTTCGCCAGTGTGACGATCGGCTCCAACGCTCACAAGTGAAACCTCTTTTAAAATTGCGGAGTTGACTCGGACATATTCGCCGCCTTCCATGACGTCGTAATCCTTGATGTAATACGAAACGGAAAGCTCAGTAATGACGCCATCGCGCCAAAGTTGCTCCGCGTGTTGGGCTTGTGGGGTTGTGTCGTAAAATGTGATCTCTCCCACAAATTCGCCGGCTTCGTTTGGTTTTCCATCGGTTGTAATGTATCCGACGATGTCTTCTACTCGGTTGTCTGCGTGTTCTACCAAAACCGGGTAACGGTCGCGGGTTGTTTGAATTGAATTGGCGGTGAGTTGTAACTTGTTGTCGTTGACCTCGTCCACGTGTGCATAGACAACGCGGTACGATTTGGGCGCGTTGTCTCCTGCACTATTTCGGACCAAGTCACCAACCGTGATGACGTTTTCACGTTCATCAATCAGTACGTTCTTGATTTTCATATTTTTTCCCCTTGTGTCCTATTAACCGATCAAGACGGCCGCAGGTTTGGCAGTGTTGGTTGCCGCGTCATACACCACGCGCGCACCATCTGGGCGAATCAATACATACACATCAGTGGCGATTTGGTCGGCCTTGTAAGCTTTGCTCACGTTAACCAAAAAGTTATTTCCCACTGGTTGCACGTTTTTCACTTCTTGTGTGCCTTTGTTGATTTTCAAACGTGACCCATCGTAGGTGTAAGTGTAGTCCTTATTTTTTAGATCTTCCGTGGCTGTTGCGATGGCTTGGTCTACTTTGGTTTTGGCGTCACGATCGTAAGAAAATTGAAGTAATGGGAATTGGTTGGTGATGGCGGTATACACGCCGAGCGCTTGGTAGGTTGCCGGGTCATTCAATGCGGTTTTGAGTTGGTTGAGTACGTCAGCCGGTGACGCTTTGCCGTTGATACGCTCGATCAATTTCGCCCAAATGTCGGTCGTGTTGTAATCGGCCGCGGTGTTTAAGATGGCTTTGGCGATAGCTTTGATATGGTCATCACCCACGGCCGCACTTGTTGCATTTGCGGCGGCTTGTGTCAGTGTTTCGGTTGCGGTTTCGTCGATCAAATTGGCGATCGCGTCGATGAGTTGCGCAAAGTTTGCACCGTTGGCTAATTGGCCGTCAGTCCATTTTGGTTTTTGGCTTTGTGAAAAAGCATTTGTTTTTTGTGTCATGGTGTTGTCACTCCTTAATTTTTAATTTGCGTGGTGTATTGCTTGCCGGTTGTTGGGTCGGTGTAAACGATGAGGGCTGAGCTAATGTTAAACGCGCGTCCGGTCCAACATTTCGAGGGGCCGTCATATTGCGGGTTGCCGTAGAAATCGCCCCGGAAGTAAATTTGATACAGTCCATTTTGGGCTCCATAATAACTATCACTGAACATGTCGACAGCATATGATGTCACAGCGAGTGTTTTACCGTCACCAACAAACTGAGCTTTTTGAATAGTCAGTTGTGTGGCTGTCACACCTGATAGATACTTGATGAAATTATCTCCATGTGGCGCGCCTAACCAACTGTCCCGATCGAATCCGGTCGTTTTGGCATAGGTATCACCAGATGAAATTTGGATGATTTCCGTGGTTCCATCGGTTGATTTAGCGAGCAACACTGGTACGTCTATCATATACCAATTATCACCACGATATGCTGACAACAAATCCGATGGAATAACTTGATTGGGCCAGCTAGACATGAAGCTTCCTGCGCCTAGTTTTAGACACTGCCCGATACTGCCACTTTTTACATCTACGGTGTCAATTGGTCGGCTTTTGGTAGGCGTTGATGGTTGAACTTTTGCGATTTCATCGTCAATCGTTCGCCCGATGTCCTGCAAGTTTTGAGACGTCAAAGGCGCCCCAGTTCCTGCTTTTTGTTTAATGGCGGATTCGACGGTTCCGACAAATCGCTCACCGCCACCGTTGCCACTATAGTTTGGGAATGGCATTTCTTATCCTCCTTTTCTCTTGGCTCCTAATGCTAAAACGTCCGCGTCGCTGTAAATCCCGAGCTCATACATCACGCGGATCACGTTTGCTTGGCGCTTGTCTTGCCAACTTTGGCCGGGTTTATATCGCGCTTCCGTCCAGTCGTACTTGTTGCGGTCTTGGAGCGGATTGAGTACTTTTGTACTATCCGCCCAATACTGAGCATCAATGTTGGTTTTTAGCTTGTCAATGGTTAACGTACCGCGAGACGAGGAAATGATATTACCCACCAGTGGATACGTGACCCAGGCCGTGTTGTTGATATTTGGGGCAAAGCCATACCCGTAGATGGTCGCGGTTGTTTTGTAGTCGGGCAATTGTAAGCCGGCTTGATTATCAAACCAAATTGTCCAAGGGGTCGAAGACCGGTCCAAAGTGTACATCATAGGAGCACGCCTGACTCCACCACCTGACAAACCGTTTAACAAACTCGCCGTGAGTTTATCTCCTGTTGATACTGTCATGACCAATCACCCCAAAACGTTGAATCGCCCAAATCACGCACAGGGATATACCAGTAATCACCATTAGCCCGACGCTGACTGATCCATTCGTAGCCACCCGCGATGAGTCGCCGGTCGTACTTGATGGCGTCGCCTTTTCTAAATAGATAGGCTTGCTGGTTGTTTTTGTCTGGTCCTTGGGTTCTTGCCTTGATATTATACCCACACCGAAACACACCAAGGGCAGGCTCTCCTTTTGGTGCCTGCGTTGGTGCTTGTGGTTGTGTTTGTGGTTTACTTTGTGCTGGTTGGGTTGTTTGTTCGCTTAGTTGTTGCACTCTAGCGATAAAATCAGCCCATCCAACGCCAACAATGGAGTCCACATGGTTGGTCCCGCCAAATTCTACTGACGCTGTCGCGTGGTCAATAATGCGGTAATCGCTAAACGGTACGCCTGACTCGCGGATTTTCTTCGCCACGTATTGGGCGACAGCTTCCGCGCTTTGTCGGTTTTTTTGAGGGTCGGCTGAAATACATTGCTCCACTTGTAAAAATGCGTATTTGTTAACATACCCTGCGCCCCAAGCTACGGTACCAAAAGGTGCGAGCTCGACCACGTCGCCGGACCAATCCGCGAAAGCATGCACGAAAGTTTGGATGTTTTGCCATTCGCGGTTAAAATACACCCCTTCATTTTTGGCGGTTGCTTCCGGCGTCGCCGTGTTGTGGATGATGATAATCCGTTTTCCATTGTGTGGTGTGGATTGCTGGTTTGGTAATCCTTGAAGGTATGATTTTTGTACATTAATTTCCATTGTCTTCCTCCGTTTTTTCGTCGTCGCCATATTTGACTTCCGTTGAGTTTAGGTTTGTCCTGTATGTGTCACCGCCAGTGATCGGGTCGTAACCCATTAGGACGCGAATTTCGTTAACCGTCAAAAATGCCCCGTTGGTATTGGCCTTGGCGAGTGCCACGATTTGGTCCATGGATGCCCACTTTGTTATTGGTTGGGAAATTTTGATCCGTTCGAAAGTGTCTTTTTTCCCGTTGTTGATGCGTGCATTCGTGGTTAGTAACTTATAAGTCAGCTCAGTTTCAAGCTCATTCACCAATGGGCTCAAAACTTGGTCCACAAAATGCCGGTAATCGGCTTCCGAGTATTCACCCGTCAGGAGTGACTCCGAAAGGCCAAAGCCATTTAGGATTTCACGCTTGATAATTTTCACGGCTTCATCTGGGATGGTTTTGTATTCGTTTTTTAGTTCCACGACGTCGGCTTTGGCGTCAATGATCCCGAGCCCGTTATACGCGGCCACCTCTTGCATGACTTTCAATTGGTCGAGGGCTTGGTTTTTGAATGCTTCGGCATTGCTCCCCACGGCCGCATTGATTTTCAGGAATCCCCTCAAGTTATTTCCGCTTAATTCACGGCCAATATTGTTTAAAATTGAATCGTAAAGTGAAGCATTGGCTGAAATGTAATAAGGCGAAGTAATCGCCAGTACGTCGTCCGGTGATTTGTTGTACGTTTCCTGATCCGTCAATTTAAGGGCGGTTAAAATTCCATTTTTTCGGACCGGTTGCAAATACACGGTGGCCCCGGTCATAATGCGCGTGGCAATTTGTCGGCGCCATTCGGCATTTGTTTTGTAACCGTTGGGCGCAAAATTTAGCACCTCGTAAATATCCGAGCCGAGTTTGTCCCTTTGCAAATATTTGCCCTCTTCTTGGCGGACATACACCCGGTGGCGGATGTCAAGCTTTGAAAATTCCCTCGCCACAAAGTAGATAACCGACTGCATATATGCGGACGTATATTGCACCGCTTGGTCGGACCAGGTGACGACCTGAGTCCGCTTGTCAACATCGCCCCGCATCATGCGGACGACTGATTCGATGACTCCCATTTTTTGTGTCACCTCCTTATTTTACCATAATGTAGTATTAGGCGCGCTGATCGTGCCGTGGGTTTTGCTGTTGTGGCACTTTTGGCAAAGAAGCCAAAGGTTTGCGGGGTTATACGCAATGTCCCAGTCGTGCATGTTGTCGACTGTGATTTCCTTCTTGTGGTCGACCACATAGCGGCCGGTGATTGGCTCTCCACAAAATTGGCAGGTCATTTCGTCCCTCAATTTTATAGCATCCCGCGTTTTAATCCATTTGGCGGACTGATAAAACCCAGTATCACGCACGCCTTTTGCTTGTTTTTCTTTGTTTGGCAGGTAATCAACCATGACAACTACCCGCGCACGTCGTTTTGGTCGTCGGTTGATCCTTGCTCACCAGGAATGGTGATTCCGTGCTTGTCCTGTTTGTTGGCCACTTCTTGAGGTAGGTATTTGTACGCGATTTTGGTGAGCCAGTTTTTGCCCTGTGGATATGCCGCGGAATAATTGGCCACGATTGATGTTGCACCTGAAACCACATATAAAATAGTAACAAGCATTGAAACGGTGGTGACATATGTCGTGTCCGCGTGGTCCGCTGGGATTAGTGACACCAGCGACTGCAAACCAAACGGGATCGAAATGATCAAAAGGTTATTGATTAAGCCATAAATCAGTGATTTGGACAAAGTGCTTTTGGCCTTGATCGATAGTGACACAGCGGCCCAAAGGTCGACAAGTGCCACCACTAGCATAACGATCGACATATCAGTCGGGCGAAGGTGTGTTAGTTGGTTTAATAATCCGTCCATTTTGTCGGTTTCCTCCATGATGATTATATTCTTATGTTATTATATCAAATTCAGGGCGTCCTGTCAGATATAATGAGGCTTTAAATACCTTTAATGATGGCGGTTTTAAGTGCGATGACCAAAGCCACAGCCGGGTCAATTTTGTCGGCGTCGGTTAGTTTAGTGGCCATGTAATCCCCCGAGGTTCCAACTTTGACCGCTAAGTTGTTTAATGACCATTCCAAAATCCGCGAATTGTGGACCAGTGAGCCTTCTTTGAGTTTGTCCTTCATGAGTTTAATATAGTCCGACAAAGCGAAACCTTGGCGGATTGGGAGTTGCCTTTCTTTGGCAACGTCGAAAAAGTAATCGTCGATGAGTTGGCGCAGGTTGTCATAGCGTGATGGGTCATAGCCAATATAAGTCAGCTGGCAGTTTGTGCGGTGGACGAATTGTTGCAAAACGTCCAAGACATCGGCCGCCGTAATGTAAGCGCCTTGCGTAATCGTTAAATTTTCCATGTTGCGCAGTAAAGTTGCCTGAGCTTCGGGGAGTTTTTCCAGTGTGTTTTTGCTTCCCAACGCTTCCACGTGTGCATACATCACGCCGTCTTTTTCGGTTAGGAAAACAAGCGCGGTCAAATCGCCAACCAATGAAAGGTCAACACCCAGCACCACTTCGGCACCGGTCCAAACCTCGTCGAAGTCGTAATCCGTACGGGCTGACTCATCGGGCATAATGTATTTGGTGGTGTCTTGCACCGCTACCCCCATATTATAGGACAAAAACTGCAACTGCAAGGCGTTATCGCGTGAGGCTATCCGGTATTCATCGCGAACGGCTTCCAATTTTGGCAACCCACCCGGCAACATTGGCGCGGCCTTTGTCCAGTTTTTCTCATCGGTCACCTCTCCCGCTTCGTCCAGTTGGTAAATTAGCCCGATTGAGCGGTCATTTTCATACTCATCTTCCGACGTGAAACGCTCCACCATGGAGTCATAAAGATACCCACGAGTAATACCGCCGGACGTAATGTAAATGGAGCGCCAGCTTTTTTGCTTTTGCCGGCTTCCTTTGTTGACGGCACTGATGACGTCTTCTTTGTAGACGTGGACTTCGTCGAATACGTTTAAACTCGTATTACCACCCTGCAACCGGGCCACATCATGGGTCGCTTTTCGCACTTCGTTTGCGGTTGGCACGCATTTTATGCCGGTTTTGGTTGTTTTTAGCTGTCCCGAATCACCCATTTTTTTTAGTAGCCCATCGCCTGCGGTGATTTGGTTCCGTATTTGACCATATACGTGCTCGGCTTGGTTGTTGTCATAAGCTATCACCCACGATTCACCCCCATAGTTGCCACCAAAAAGCAACCAGTAAGCCTCAAGCGCTGACATTAGGGTAGATTTTCCAGCCCCACGGATAATCACAAGCATGGTTTCTTCAATCAGTGCTGATCCATCGTTGGTATAATATCCCCACCACAGCTCCATCCACCATTTTTGGGCGGGCTGTAATTTGATGAGCCCGAGTGTTCCGGTGGTCATATAAACTTGGCTTTCGATAAAATTGATAACGTTTTCAACGATGTCGGGCCTGTACTGATATTTCCCCTCTAGTGCGCGTTTGTGAATGCGTTTGTGTTTTTGAATTGCGCGCTCTATTGCCTTGCTATGTTTGACGCCGTGCGCCTTGTCATACTCCAAAAGCTCGTTCAGGTACTTCATCTTTTCTCCTTTCAAAAAAAAGGCACGTGTCAGTGCCTTTATGCCCTATAATATTATGCGAATGATCCCCACGCAGGACCGGTTCGTTTTGTTCCGTTACTTTCACCCGTTGGGATGTACCAGTAGCCACCGCCGGAACGTGGTTGGCGAATCCATACGTAGCCGTTGGCGTGGCAATAGGCATCATAATGAACTTTTGAGCCAGCAGGGAAGAGGTATGGGCTCTTGTTGTTGGTTGATGGTCCACCTTCACGGGCGTAAATTGCGTAATTGCTCGTAAATGTTGCGGATTCAGCGATCCAGTTACTGTTAGCACTTGCCACCGCTTGTGGTGCTGGTGCTTTTGCAACTTGGGTGCTAGTGAATGCTTTAGGTCGGAAAGCTGTCGCATAAGTTGCTGAGTATGGCAATTTGACCAAGTTATAGCAGGAACCACCGCCAGGGTATGGTGTGCCGCCTTGATTTTGCCCGAAAAACCAGCCCCAGCCGTTGCCAGCGTCACTGTGGAAAATTGTCACGTGAGAATAAGGCGTCGAATTCGTCACGGCAAAAACCGCAACGTCTCCGGGTTGCATTACCGATACCTCGATGAAACCATTTAAGATTCC